CCATAAGTGGATCATCTTCTGCCACTTTCACTCGGAGATGGACTTGCTGAAGACGATGTTGGAGGCCATGCCGCAGATTGGGCGCGTCTTTCTATATAACGGCACGATGGGCCACTCGGAGCGCAAGGAGGTCATCGCCGCCACGCACGAGCCCTCTACGGCCAATGACGTCCTCCTGATTCAGCTCCAGTCGGGGGGTGTGGGTCTCAATCTCCAGCACTTCGACCGGATCGTCTTTACGGGTCCTTGGTGGACGAGTGCCTTGATGGAGCAGGCGATCGGCCGCGCCGTGCGGATCGGCCAGGCGGAGGTCGTGCAAGTCTATCACCTCGTTCTCAAGGAGGAGCAGGCCCTCAACATAGATAGGCTTATGACGGACAAGGCGGATACAAAGGGGAGCCTGTGTCGGGAGGTCCTCAAGAACGCATGGCCTCAAGCGAAGCCATCACCTGCTGCGCCATCACCTGCTCCGCCATCACCTGCTGCGCCACCGCGTGATTCAAAGGACAAAAAAGAAAACAGCAATACATAAATGTTCTTCCAGGTACTATCGCTCATATGTATTGTTTTTTTCATATCGGTCATCTTTTATAAACAGCGGCGAGACACGATAGAAATCCTCCAGTCCGAGTACACGTCCCAAGAATCCCTGAAAGAGCTCGTGAGTGAACGCCAGCCGATCATTATACGCAATACCCCGATTCCCCAGAGTTTGACTGTGGCACAGCTCTCCAAGATGCAGCGACTCTATGAATTCCCCCTCAGAGATGCCCTACCTCTTCGACAGTATCTGCAATCCCCCGAGACGATCGCAGACACCGGAACCCCTCTTACGACGCTCACAGCAGCCACCGACCTCTCAAAGGATCTCTCCCTCCCTCTCTGGGCCTCACACACGATTCAGGACACGATTCAGGAGATGGTCGGATTCTTCGGCATGTTCTACTCCCGATCGGTCCACTGTATGTTCGGCGGTGTCGGAATGCAGCGCACGACCGGTGTAATGACCTTCATTTTGCCTGTCGAAGGTGCCTACACGATCTCTCTTGTGAACCCGAAGTCGGAGTCGTTCTTGCCTGCCAATTGGAAGTATCGCTACCCCCACACGCTCACGATCAATGACTCGCCGCTCGTGGGAGAGCTCAAGTACATTGACATCATTCTTCGCCCCGGAACGATGCTCTGTTTGCCTACGCACGCGGTCTACAGTATACAACCCGACTCGTCCTCGTTTCACTCCTGCCTCTATATGGAATTGAACTCACCGGTATCCACTCTCGCGAAATTCCTGGAGGGTCTGAACGACCCCACCTGAAGCTCGTGCCATCCAGAAAATTTGAAGACCGTGGTTCGTCATCAAGAACCATATGAGCGAATCCCAGATGAGTTCCGACGAAGAGCAGGACCCTCTTATGATCGACGAGAACGCCGACGCTCTCGTCTCACTTATGGACGGGATCGTCCGCGACATCCCTATCGTGGAGAAGAAGGTCGTCGTCGCCTCTCACGAAATTCACGGACATTCTGTGCGCCCTCATACAAGTCCCATGAAGGCCGTATGGGATCTGCTGAAGCTTCCGGCTACTACGGATTTCGATCACCTCTTGGAGCGGCTCTTTCTGTCGGCAGAGCGTCTCGACGTGCCTGCGCGTACCATACACTTCGGCGACGATCTTGCGCTCCTCTTCGGCAGATCGTCTATGTCTCTCTTTGAAATCACGGAGCTTCTCATCGACTCACTCGATTTCGGCTCCGCAAACAAAAATCAACGGGGCGAACTCTAGCAGCCTATAAACAACGATGGAGAGCTGTACGGAAGAGCAAAGGCTCGCTATAGGCGCTGTTCTGAACGGGGAATCCGTCTTTATTACAGGGCCGGGTGGTACAGGGAAGTCCTATCTTCTCGACGTCCTCTACAGGGAATTCAACGGTCTCGGTAAAACCATGGCGATTACTGCCATGACGGGCTGCGCCGCGCTCCTCATAGGCGCCCACGCAAAGACTCTGCATTCGTGGGCGGGAATCGGACTAGGGCGTGAACCGCTCTCTCATATCGTCCAGGGGATCCATACGAACGGCCGCAAAAAGAAGAACTGGAAAAAGACGGACTGTCTCGTGATTGACGAGGTGAGTATGATGACGCCCGCCCTCTTGGAACTACTCGATCAGGTGGGCCGCAACATCCGTAAGTGCTATAATAAACCCTTTGGGGGACTCCAGGTGGTCTTCGTGGGCGACTTCTACCAGCTTCCCCCGGTGTGCAAGACGGGCGAGAAGATGGCCTTCGCATTCGAATCGCCCATTTGGAAGGCCGCCATTACTCGCGTATGCACGCTGACGACGATCCATCGGCAGAAGGACCAGGTCTTTCAGACAGTCCTGGGCGAGGCGAGAAGGGGCGAATTGTCCGATGAGTCCTATCGGATTCTCTCGGAGCGCAAGGCCGCAAAGTGGAAAGGGAATCCTATTCGGCCAACGATGTTGTTTACTAGGAATGACGACATCAACACCATCAATCGGTCGTATTTGGATAAGTTGGAGGGAGAGGCAAAGGTATTTGAGGCGACCACGGAGTCGCCACCAAGAATGAATCCGGAGGACGTGGCCTACCGAGTCCAGCGCCTAGATAAGGACGCTCCCTATGAGCCGACTCTCCGACTCAAGGTGGGCGCCCAAGTCATGCTTCTCGCGCAACAGTACGACGAGCGGGACAAGCAGAAAGTCCCGATTCACGGCCTCGTGAACGGCTCTCGGGGTGTTGTGACCGATTTCACGCCGGGCGGCAATCCTGTCGTGAAATTCATGAATGGGAAGACGGTTATTATCGGAGAGCACACGTGGTCCTCGGATGAGACGGAGAGCGCCGTGAAGCGCAAGCAGCTCCCTCTCAGACTTGCGTATGCGCTCACGATCCACAAGGCACAGGGGGCATCCTTGGACTCTGCTCTGATTGATGTAGGGTCTGCGACGTTTGAATACGGTCAAGCGTACGTGGCCCTTTCACGAGTGCGCAGTCTAGATGCGCTATACATATACGATGTAGAGAAGGCGGCCTTCCGAGTTCATCCGTCCGTGCGAGCGTTCTATGATTCCATCCAGCCCGCGTATGAAGAAGAGACAACCTTTGTGGAGTCTAATCAAGATGCCGTGCCCGTGTAATCTGCCTCCAGAAATCTATCCGGGTTCGGAAGAGTGGGGGCCGCTCCTCTGGAAACTTCTGCACGGTCTCGCCGAACGCGCGGGGAAGATCGTCACACCCATTTATGCCGAAGAGGAGCGGCATCACTGGACTCATTTTTTTAAGATGACGTCCGAGATCATTCCCTGCCACGTCTGTAAAGAGCACTTTCGTATTTATCTGAAAGAGCACCCTGTGGACGCTGTGAAAAAGATGCCGACGAATCAAATACGGGATTACGTGAGGCACTGGTTCTGGGAAGTGCATGAGTGGGTGAATATGACTCTGAGTAAACCGGCCTTCGCGGAAGCCGATTTGGAGGCGGCCTATGCGAACGTACCCCTGCGGAGTATTCTGAACGCCCTGGACGGCCCGATGGGGCGGGCGATTCGTCTGTCCGGGAATAATCAAAAGAAATACAGCGAGTGGAAGGGGAAGTATAATGCGATGTTGGCGATTTACGGTGTCTAACTATACTTTTGCACGTCGAGGCTCTGAAAGGCAAGGGGGCTCTTCGCCGTGAGATATAGGAATTTACCGACGTTGCTTACCAGCGTGCCGACGATCGTGGCGCAATTCTGCATACAATAGAGCTCTGTCACGTGCTCTACGTAGGCATTCAGTTTTATCGCGGAATTCTGCCGGTTGAAGGAACCGACGTTGCTCCCCCGGATCGTTGTGGTGTTCGGAGAGACTTGGAAGAGCGTCCAGGTCTTCGGGGCGAGACGAGCAAAGTCCATGAAATCGGCGGGGTCAGATACGAGCACGAAGACGGTCGGGGTCTTCAGCTTCCGTGTCCTCACAGCGTCCTCTACGGCGGCCACGTAGGTCGCTGTGGTGGGTGCCCGGATCGTATCGAACCGGCTTCTAGAACGGATGTGGATGCCGATGTCAAATGTGGGGGGCAACTTCTGCGCGGCGATTACGCCGTTCACACGGTTCATCATGGTCGGAGTCCACTGGAGGACTCTGTCCGCGACGCTTCTTAGGACATCGGGCGGCATCTGGGTAAGTAGGCCGGCGTAGCGAGGATCACTTTGGCCCCCAAGAACGGTTACGCCGGACATCATCTCTGAGGCGTATGTGACCTTGTCTACAGGCTCGAACGTCTCTTTGAGGAGGGGGTAAGAGACGGAGACCGGATTGGATCGGTCATACACGTTGAGTTCGCGCCCATTCGCGGCTGCGAAGGCGTAGGCGTTGAAGAGGGAGAGATAGTAGGAGGCGAAGTCACCGTCCTCTAGGGTCAGGAAGTAATTGCGTACGCGAGGGCCGTCTTCCGAGCGTAGCTTACGGGGAACTCTGATCCACGATGTCATATGGAATGGAATAATGATGGCCCCTTAAATGGACGGACTTTTAGAAAAAAGTCCCCAAATTGGGGGAGGATGGAGGACTTTATTCCATCAAAAATCACATCCAACTATAGGGATGTCGTTCTTAAATACGGTAGTAGACCGAGTATACGTAATCAACATGGATAAACATAAGGATCGGCTTGCGAAGTTTGATGCGCAGATGCGCAAATACAACATAGCCTATACGCGAGTCCCCGGCATCGTCGGCGCAGAGGTCACATACGATGAGGGCCTATCCCCATTCTGTAACAAGTTCTGTACGGCCGGTATGAAAGGGTGCGCCCTTTCGCATCGTTCCATATGGGAAGACATGGTGAAAAATCGATATGATAACGTAGCAATTTTCGAAGATGACGCAATTCTGGAAGAAAACTTTCATGAAAAATTACGCCAAGTCTGGGAACAACTTCCAGCAGATTATGATATTTTTTATTTAGGGTGCCATACTCTGTGTGATAATACACACGTAGCCTCACAAGTATTACTCAGTGCTCTAGGTTCAAAAGATCCAGAGGACGTAACTCCGAATCTGCGATCCGTTGATGGAAGTGGGGGATTATACGGATACATCATATCGGGAAAGTGCGCAAAAACTGTACTAGAAACAACTATTGATACACACGTGGATATACAATTCGGAAGTTGGATAAAACAATTCAACCTGAAGGCATACTCCTCTAATCCGGTAATTGTCATAGCAAATGAAAATGGTGACAGCAGCATTTCGGAAAATTTCCCCCAACTCTTTAATTCACTTTTACGTAATGTATTAATATCCGATGTGAAGCCACTCGATTGGTTGATGTCAGAAAATTTTCTACAGGTGGGATGGTACTCCTTCAATGCAACACTAACAATTCTATCGTTTCTAGTATGTATTTTACCGTATAGGTACTGTTTTGGAATTCTTGCCTGGATTCTTGTAGAGGGTATCTATGCCCAAGATTGGAAGAGTGCGTCCAAGTATATACAATTTCTAGGCGGGCTTTTAATTCTACGATGGACCCTTTCTAAAAAGCTCAAACTCTTTTTCTAAACTCCCACCCTTTTTGGGAACTTTTTTCTAAAAAGTTCTTTGGGAACTTTTTCTAAAAGTCCAGTCCATCTAAGGCCCACCCTACAAGTACATATAAGGGAATGTCTCGTCATCTACGCTTGGAAGTCGTCGCAAATTACAATATTCCTCCCCTCTATTTGACGGCGGATCCCAAGACCGTCTCCATGGCTCTTACACTCGGCGCAGAAGCCTATGAAACGTTGCAGGATTGTGCCATGGCTGCGGCCAGGTCGGAGACAGAGGCCGATATGGTGAAGTCGGTGGAGGCGGAGGCCCAGCAACAGGTGAAACGTATTCGTCAGGAGAAGGTGCGTGCCGAAGAGGCGTGTGCGGCTGCGACAGCTCGACTAGAGGCCATGGAGCTCGCGGCTTCGGGACTCCGCGCACAGATCCAGCGGGAGATTCGCGATGACGTCCAGGCACTCATTACGTCAAAGGACGAGCAGATCGTCCATCTGCAGCAGACCTTGGCGAAGCAGATGGAGGCCGTCACGGGACGCATGGATACGTTGCAGTCGTCGATTACGAAGACGTTCACGTCCTCTAAAGAGAAGGGGACGTTCGGTGAATTCTTCGTGGAGGGCATCTTGAAGAAGGCGTACGACTGTAGTGTCCAGACAGTCTCGAGGGACGCCCAGACGGCCGATATTCGGATGCTGAGGGCCCCCGATCAGGAGTACTTTTGGGAGGTGAAGAATTATACGCGCATGGTATCGTCGGAGGAGGTGGAGAAATTCCGGCGCGATATGCGCTTGCACCCGAACATTCGCGGCGGTTTATTGGTGAGTCTGCGCACAGGAATTGTGGGGAAGACGCGGGGCGGCGACATCGATATTGAATTCCTGGAGGACGGACGTTTCATGCTCTTTTTGACGAATCTTCTCGCGCGTGAGGATGTCGTGTTCTATCTGCAGACCCTGCGCCCCTTCTTCCAGGTCGTGGAGTCCTTTGGACGCCCGGTGGCGTCCGAGTCGGACACGGTTCGGGCCTTGGAGCTCAAGACGAACCTCATTACGAACCTTTTGAGAACGCACGCGAGTTCTGTAGGGAAGCACCGGAATTCACTCATGTCCCACAAGAAGCGTACGGATGCGATGTTTGCGGAATTCCAGTCTTATATTCTGGAGTCGGAGTCGCATCTGGAGACCCTGTTGCGCGTGGCTCTAGGGGACGAGGAGGAGTCTGCCGATATTGCGAAGGATACGGAGACGTATTTGCCGAGCACAGTGTTCCAGAAGTATTGTTTGGCGGATTGTGAGGGGCGGACGAAGGCGTTCGTGACGTGGCTGATCGGATGTACGGAGGCTCGGGAAGGGAAGCAGATTGAGATCAAGGAGCTCTTGGAGAAGGCGAAGGGGGTTGGTTTCGCGGAGAAATTCGTGCGGGAACTGCGAGAGGAGATCTTTCAGCCGGTGGCGTGGGCAAAGGGCGCTCGGTATTTGATGGGGCTCGTGTGGAAAAAGGAGGGGCGGAGTCGGGCTGCGTCGGAGTGCGCTTAGATTATAAAATTGAAGGCGGTCGCCCACAATCCTATAACAAGCCACCATGGGTCAATACTACTACGCAATCATTCTGAATGCCGAAGGCACCATTGTTGCGTGGATGAACGCCAACGCATACGGCGAAGGTGTGAAATTGATGGAGCATGCCTATCTGGATAGCGCATTCGTGAACACTTTCGAGTTCCTCTTGAGTCCTGAAGGTCCTTATTACAAGAGTCGGGTCGTGTGGGCGGGGGACTATGCGGACAAGGAGCCAGGACAGGATAAGAATCTGCACGAGCTGTGTGACGATGCGAAACTAATCCGCCCTGAGGGCAAGAGCGCTGTGAAATATCGCTACGTTGTGAATCACACAAAGAAGCAATATGTGAATAAGAGCAAGATTCTGTCGCTCCATCCGCTCCCTGTGATGACTGTGGAGGGGAACGGGCGTGGTGGTGGCGACATTTATGAAGCACCTTCCTTCGTGGGTTCGTGGGCACGTGACGTGATTTCTGTGGAGGAAACGGGGCCCGAAGGGTTCGATGAGATCGTGTTCGAGGTTCCGCCCAGCACTTAATGGCGTGCCGAGCACTCAATGGCGTGCCGAGCACTCAATGGCGTGCCGAGCACTCAACGCCTACCCCCCTTTCTTGTCTTATTCTTATAGCAATTCTTATACGGACGGCACGATGCCTTCTGTGTAAACCCCATTTTTCCGCATGGGGTCTTTTTGCAGTAGGCGCGACTGAAGCGTCTGGGAAACCGGTAGGTGCGCATCTACCGTGATGTGCTGAAGTTAAGTACCCCCTTTGGGGGTACTTATTTTGTGCCTACATCACTACTGTAGGCATGTAGGCTAAGTTAGGTACACCCCTAGGGTGTACCTAACTTTGGCACATGCCGTTATTGTCGGTCACCAAATAAATTGTGTGGCAGGAAACGCCCTTTGCATCAAATTCCACTGGGCGTCATCGAACCTTCTTCCGCCCTGTTCCAAAAGAATCCGGTTGAATTCGGCACGACAGATCTCCGTGTGCTCGTTCCCCACATGGTCTAAGCCGGAACGAACTTCGGGTGTTATACCGAGCCCATTCTGGGCGAGAAGAATCGTGTTGAGTGCTGTGAACGTAAGACGAACCCAGCCGCCTTCGGATTCCACCGCCTCCTCTTCTTGCGCGACATCCCTTTTATAGTCCTCTAGGCCGGTCGCGACCTTGCGACAAAGAGGGCATTGGTGAACGGGGTCACTCTTGAACCAGGTGGTCAGGCATTGAAAGTGATGGGCGTGGCCACAGCTCATCTCGACGCGGCCCGTCTTCGCGTTGATATCCTCAAGACAGATGGAACAGGTGTCTTGTTGTTGATCGGCCATGATACACGAGTTGATATGTGTCTTGGTGCTGGCGGATATTCAATTTTTTTTGTTGGTCTGTTTCTTGGTTGTTGTCTTGCTAATATTCTTGTGTTGTTTGACGGATGTGCGCTTGTGTAATTCGGGTTTCTGTCTTGGTGCTTCTGTGGGTTGTGTGGGTTGTGTTTGTGAAACCCTTCCTGCCTTCTTCGTGTTCGGCTTGCTTATCGTAGGTTTGCTTGTCACAGGATCAGAACTTCTGCGTATTTTGATGGAAGACCGT